GGGCCTTCCGGAGTGATCCAGGCATTGTTGTCAGAGCAACACATCTCGGCGGGTATCAGAGTTGGATAGCCGAGTCCGCTAGCGCGAGCTAGCTGGCCGCAATCAGCACGCCAAAAAGCGACATCCGTGTCGTCATCATGAGCGTGCGGGGTGCGCAGGAGGCGCGTCGGAAGAGGCTCGAAGCGCTGGACTCCGAATTTCTTGTGCGAGTTTTTCGCAGAGAAATGAGTGGCGTGTTGAGTCCCGTGGGCGGAACCAGACAGCAGGGTCTCGATCGTCCCATCTTTCGTCTTGTTCTTGATAACGCTGCCAGAGCTGACCATTTGCATGATCGTAGGATCAAGCCACTTCTTCCCTTTCGAAGGAAGCCCTCCGTTCTCGACAACATAAAATATTATCTCAGAGCGTATAAGAGGGTCGTCAACAGACGTAATGGGTGTGAACTTGCTCTTTGGGCAGGCCATTTCAATTATCCTATCAGGCAGGATGTGAACACCTTCAGTCTCCGATGGTTCGGGATCCACAGCAATACAATACCTCCGGCTCCTAAGACGGAATCGAAGTAAATCGCGGAATTTTGCTTGGAAAACATATAAGTAACACCAGTAGGCATTACTCATGAACCTGGCGAACAGACGATAATAGCTATTACAAAAAGCATCGACGAGGTAAGCCATAGAGAATATAAGGTATATGGTAGCGTTCATAAGAACAACCAAACCAAACGCGGCGGCAATGAGCAATGCTATCACCGAAAAGCGTCCAGAATCTGACACTTGGTCAGGGAGCCTGTCGTAATAATCTTCGGCAATGTCCTGTACAGCCTTCCGATCGGTCGGAATACCGTAATAGCGGAATGCGCGAGAAATAGCCTCACCGAAATCCTTTAGAGGATCCGGGTTGGGAGGAGTCTCGGCAAGAACTCCCCACTCGTGAAGAGGAAGAGGTGCCGGAAGATCGAACGAGTAGTTATACCCGTCAACGTCGCATTTCGGGGGCCGCGCCAGGCTTGCCCGAAACTCCGCGATGCTCCTAGCTCCGCTGTAAGCTTGACGTCCGATATGTTGATTCTCGGAAATGAAGCTCTGCAGCTCGCCGGGGACAAAGTCCTGATAGACAAAAGCGTCCGCGGCGCCAGCGCCAACAGCATAAAGCGTGGCAGCTAGCATAAGGGGTGCGAAGCGCGAGTTGTAGCGCTTCGAACGAATACCAGCAGGCTTGTTAAGCTCGCCGGTG